AGACAGAGCAATTGTTGATATTTGTGATGCGACTACTGACTCAGCAAATAATGTTTATGTAATTACTGGCAACAATATCGGGTCGTATTTTTCGGGCGTGGAGCGGCGGAGAGATTTTTATGTCGTTAAGTATGACAGCGCGCTGAACATTTCATGGCAGCGATATCTTGGTACAACTAATTCCGACGAGGGTTACGCAGTAGCAACCAAGTCTTCTACCGGCATGTATTTAGCTGGGTTGACGTATTCCAACGTCTCAAACGCGCCAAACGGTCTTATTGCTTTTCTGCCGGCAACCGGGGCTTTGACTGGCACTTACGGAAGTTATTACTACAACAGTGCCAACTGGTCAACAGTTAGCAAAACATTTTTATCTACTATCCCTTCATTGACTGACAGCACGACGACGCTGACAGCATCGTCTGCCTCGTTGACTGATGCCGCCGTTACACTGACAGTAACGAAAACTGACGTGTAATGCTTGCCTTTCTCGTCGATCCTCAAACGCCGATCGGGCGCCCACAGCTTCAAGAGCGGTATCCCAATGTCAGCTTTCCTGCTGACCTTGAAAAAGTAGATCTCAACGCCTACGGGGTGATCAGCATCCGCGAGGTGTCAGCACCAAGCTATGACTACCGCACCGAACGCGTGGTGCAACTACCGGTCGAAGAAGTCGATGGCGTGTGGACCCAACGCTGGGACGTGCGGCCACTGTCGCAGGAAGAGCAGCAGCAAATTACGGACAACCAAGCCAGTGCGGTGCGCCATGAGCGCAATGCACGCCTAGCCGCTTGCGACTGGACACAACTGCCCGACACCGGGCTTGATGCGCAAGTACGCATCAACTGGGCCAAGTACCGCTCCGAACTCCGCAACGTGCCATCCCAAACCGGATTCCCGTGGAGTGTTACTTGGCCACAACAGCCTGAGTAACCTGTACTTACGGCACCGGCACCATGATCTACCCCGCTACATACGACATCACGATCCTGCAAAACGCAACGTGGACCGGGACGTTTAGGGCGACGCAAAACCGGCAAACGCTGACGGGTATCAGCATTAACGCTGGTACGCCGACGTTTAATTGCACCCTCCACGGCTACAGCGCTGGCGACAAGGTGGTGTTTACCGGTGGCACGTCGGTGCCAGCTGGTCTAACAATTAATGCCGTGTACTACGTCATTTCCACTGGTTTGACTGCAGATGCGTTTCAAGTAAGCGCTACCAGTGGCGGCAGCAGCATCAGTGTCAGCGGTAGTGCCGCCGGTACGTTTTACGTAGCAGAGCCCCTGGATCTAAATGGCTACACCGTAGATGCAGACATCAAGGGCTTGATTGATCTGGTGCAGGTTGCAACGTTTACACCCGCATTGACTGATGCAGCCAATGGCGAGTTTACGTTGACTTTGACGCCTGCAACTACGGCCGGTTTAACCACAGGCCGCTATGGCTACGACGTGTCTCTAACTCAAGGCAGCGGCGCCCGTTACTATTGGCTTACCGGTATTGCCACGGTGCAAACCACCTACTCGCGGAACTGAGTCATGGCTGACGTGCAAATTGCGGTTATTGATCAGCAAAACACGCAAATTGCTGTCATTGATCAACAAGATACGCAGATCGTATTAGCTGCGCCACCCGAAACACAAATTAACGTTGCTGTCCCTGGTACTCAGGGTCCAGCAGGTGAAGGTGTGCCTCAAGGTGGTACAGCCAATCAAGTGCTATTTAAGCAATCAGGCACTGATTACGACACTGCGTGGAGCGAAATAACCAGTGCAATGATTGGTGATCTCGAGATCGTCAATGCTGATGTTAGTGCCAGTGCTGCAATCGCCGGCACAAAAATCAGCCCCGACTTTGGCAGTCAAAACGTCGTCACTACTGGTACTGCAAGCGCCGCAGCATTTATTCCTAGCGGTAACACTGCACCAAGCAACGGCCTTTATCTACCTGCCGCAAACCAAGTAGCTCTGAGCACTAATGGCACGGGGCGGTTGTTTATTGATGCGAGTGGAAATGTTGGGGTTGGGGTTGCGCCTAGCCCTTGGGACGCATCGGGTAAAACTGTTGATTTTCTAGCAGGCGCGGCTTTTAGCATTAATTCAGGAGCCGCTGGAGAGTTCGACCTTGCGTACAACCTTTACTTTGACGGTACCAACTGGAAGTACAAAGCAGCAGGACCGGCAAGCGCTTCAATGTATTCCTTGCAAGCAGGGATACATAAGTGGTTTACTGTCGGCGATGGTACTGCAGGAAGTAACGCAACATTATCTGAACGCCTGCGTATCACCTCAACCGGCGAGCTGAAGCACCTTGGCGGTCAAGCTGTAGGTAGCCCTGCTGTTTATTTTGCCGGTAGCGCACCCAGTAATAGCCTTTACGTTCAAGCGACGACAGGCAACGTAGGCACAGGGACCAATTCGCCTGGAGCAAAATTCGAAGTCTCAGCAAGCGAACCAGAGATACGATTGCGAGATACTCGGGTAAACGATGCTGGGTACTGGGGATTTAAATCAGAACTTTCAAATGGTGAAAGAAAGTTATTTATCCGAGATGATGGTTCAAATCGTGTTGTTATTGACGCCTCAGGCAACGTCGGCATTGGCACCACGGGACCTACCGAACTATTAACAACGCGTGGCAACATTCTGATAGAAACAGTCAGCACGACTGCTGACAGCGGAAGTGGCATTTACTGGCACAGCACTGCGGCAGGCGGCCACTCATCCGCCTCCGCCCACGCCGCAATTTACGGCAAGAGAGTTGATGTTAACAACGGTTACCTCCGATTTGATACGCGCTCAGGAGGCGTCACAGACGAACGCGCCCGCATCGACAGCTCTGGCAGGCTGTTGGTTGGGACGACTAGTAGCTACGGCATTGCTGATCAGGTTCAGGTCGTTAGTGACACAGGCATAAATCTGCACAGAGGAAGTGCAAATACTGGCGCAGCTCGTCTTGATCTGAGCAAGTCTAGAAATACGGTATACGGATCTAATACTATTGTTGAATCTGGAGATACTTTAGGCTCAATCGTATTTAGGGGTGATGATGGGACTGATTACACCACACCTGGTGGCGAGATCAAGGTAGAAGTAGACGGAACCCCTGGCGCTAATGATATGCCAGGCCGCCTCGTATTTTCCACTAACCCTGGATCTCCGGCGACTGCTCCGTCGCCGCGCATGACGATTAAGGCGGATGGCAAAGTCGGCATTAACAAAACGGATCCTGGCTCGACTTTAGATGTTGCTGGTTCAATTAATTTAACAAGTAACCTGACATTCTCCACAACTACTACGCCGCTTATTGCTGCCAATGCAGCAGACTCTGTTCTGCGATTCGGCACAGGAAGTGGTGGAACAGAACGCGCTCGCATCGACAGCGACGGCAGGTTGTTGGTTGGGGCGACGACTGAGCCTGATGCGGGCGATGGGCAATACTCAAAACTCGTTGTTCAAGGGTATACCGGCGCACCAACAGGCGCTGGCTATATGTCTATTGCTCGTGGTGGAGCAGCTACGGCAGGTTTTGTTGCGGGCGCAGAAATTGGGCGTTTAGCTTTTACAGATTCTACAGGCGCTTCGTTTGCTTATATCGGCGTTCGAGCTGATGCTGATACAGCAGCCAGTGACTACCCAGGCCGCCTCGTATTTGCCACCACGGCGGATGGGGACCCTTCTCCGTCGCCGCGAATGACGATTAAGGCGGATGGCAAAGTCGGCATTGGCAACCAGGCTCCTAACTACGCTTTAGACGTCACTGGCTCAATTAACACTTACAACGGCTTTTTACGCATAGCAGGTACATCAAGTCCTTCTGGTAATGACCCTCATATTTATCGTCCAGGAACATCGGAAATTGGTTTTTGGGCAGGAGGCACTGACCGGATGCGCATCGACAGCTCCGGCAAGCTGTTGGTTGGGACGACTCTTGCTCGTAGCAATTTCGCAGGAAACACGGCCTCACCTTTAGTTCAAGTTGAAGGTGTGACGACTGCAAAAGCTAGTTATTCTGTTGTTCGTAACGCTGCCGATGCAATTGGTCCAACATTTAATATTGGCAAAACACGAGGTGCATCGGTTGGGCTGAACACGGCTGTTGTGTCTGGTGACCAGTGTGGCGTTATTACTTTCCAAGGTGCAGATGGCACAAACTTACTTCGCGCTGCTCAAATTGAAGCCTTCGTAGATAACGGAGCAGACGGAACCGCTTTAACTGGTAGTGAAATGCCAGGCCGCCTCGTATTTGCCACCACGGCGGATGGGGCGTCTTCTCCGTCGCCGCGAATGACGATTAATGCGGATGGTGACGTACTCATTAATCGCACAACAGCAGAGGCTTCCGGATCTTCTTTGCAAGTAATCGGCACCCCAGCGGCATCATTTGAAATTGGAATCAACGGGAATAATGTCGTTGAATTTAGGAAATCCGGAGGAGCAAGTGTTGTCGGCTCTATTTCTATCAATGTTGCCGGTACCGCCACCGCCTACAACACTTCTTCTGATTACCGCCTCAAGGAAAACGTCACCCCAGTCACTGACGGCATCACTCGCCTGCAGCAGCTAAAGCCCAGCCGCTTCAACTTCATCGCTGACCCCGATACAACAGTTGACGGTTTTATTGCCCACGAAGTCCAGACCGTTGTTCCTGAAGCCATCACTGGCGAAAAGGATGCAGTAGATGATGAGGGCAATCCTCAGTACCAAGGCATTGACCAATCCAAGTTGGTGCCGCTGCTGACCGCTGCGCTGCAGGAAGCCATCGGTGAGATCGAATCACTGAAGGCTCGTGTTGCTGCTCTTGAGAGCGCGTAATCCCTTCACTAGGCGGGCAACCGGCCTACTCAACTGGTTGCACCACAGCTAACCTTGCATCATCGTCACCTTTCCAATGTCTGACCCCAAGCCTGGTATCGACTTTCCCTTCACTTCATGGAAGGTCGGCAACATGGAGCGCAAGCTCGATGATCTTGGTACGGTCTACACCGTTCATTACACCGTGACTCGCTTCAAAGATGGCGAGCAAGCTGGTGCATATGGCAGCCTCGGCTTTGAACCTCCCGCTGAAGGCGAAGGCACACCTTACGCTGAACTCACCGAAGAAGTCGTAGTCGGCTGGGTCACCACGCAATTCGGCGAAGAAAAGGTAAACGAAATTGTGGCGGCACTTGATGCCCAAATCGCCGAAAAACTGACGCCCACCCATAGCTCAGGCGTTCCTTGGTGATGCTCACCTTTTTGACTTTTGCCGGCGCCTTGTGTGCCGGCATTTTTATGGCCTACGCTCTAGTAGCCATCAACCCGCGAGATGACTTGTAGTGGCCGTCAAATCTAAAACTGCACTGGGGCGCGTCGATCACAAACCCGGTCGCCCCAAAAAAACACGCCAAGGTCAAGGGCAGCACAGTCTGCCTAGCCACGGGCGCAAAAAGATGCGCGGGCAAGGTCGCTAATGGATCAGCATACCCGCGACAACTGGCGCAAGGTAAAAGCAGCGTTGGAAGCTGCGGGTAAAACTGACACCCATTACTACCGCCGCGCAGTAGCAATCAGCCAAGGCTGTTCAGACCCCTTCGACGAAGATAACGGCGGGATAGCGTATGACCGTAATCGCTAAACTACAAAAAAGGGCCAGCTACGCCTCGCAATGGAGCATCACGAAGAGGCGCTGATTACCGCCAGGCCACCCGAAAGTCCGTTCAATCAAGCCGTTCCAGCGCTATTGACTGCTGCAGTCATTGGTTTGGGCGGCCTTTTTATGCAGGTTGCCAAGCTGGATCAATCCGTCAGCACTGTGGCCTCCGACATCCAAGAACTAAAGAACGACAGCAAGGAAAGGCTTAGCGACCTAGAAGCTAGGGTTAGACAGATCGAAATGACCGTCAGTAGAAAGCAATGAGCGTCGTCCACTCCACTGACTTCGGCCACGGTTACGTGCTGGAACAACTGGAAAACGAGCGCGGCGAAATCTACTACCGCGCCTGCAGAGACAGTATCTGTCGTTATGCAGAAGACGAATACATTGCCCGAATGTACCTAGAAAACATGGGCTGGGATCCTACAGCAACCCTCCAGTAATCCAGCGCACAATCGCATCTTCCCTGTGCGGTTCCCAAAAATCTTGCTGCCTAAACCACTCAATCCAGTCGTCGGCTGATTTTGAAATGTTACACGCGAAGCAGCAAGCCACAAGATTTTGCTGGTGCGTATGCCCACCACGCATCTTGGGATGTACATGATCCAACGTCGCTGACCGACCTAAATCCGACGCACAATACGCACACTTGTTTTTCCAATTTTTAAGGATTGATTGTCTAAAACGCGCCTTTGCTTCCTTTTTGTTTAAGTATTCGCCATCCTCAATGCGATGGTCCATACCCAGCAGTGGCTACCTGAAATGTAGCGGTAGAAACCGTCACATGCATTGGTGTTCTTATTTAGTACAGCTAAACTTTGACGAGACTCCTTATTTGCATGGATCCCACGACCATTGCGGCCATCGCGATCTTGGCAGCAGCCGGAAGCGAAATTCTCACTCTGCTGCCCATCCGCAGCAACAGCTGGGTGCAGCTCATCATCAGCGTGCTCAACGCAATCGCCAGAAAAAAGTCTTGAACGACACCCTTTGGCTGGCGCGATTCGGCGACAGGGACTGGCGGTATCACCTTCGCAAAGCAGCGCAGGATTTTAAGTTTCACGCCACCCTCAAACCTCGCCTAGATCGCGCCATCGAGGACTGGCACGCGGATCACCCATCAACACCAAAACCCGTTGTGGTTCATGAACCACCCGATGACGAGCTACAAACCGGCGCCAGTCGCCTTTTGGGAGGCGCCATGAGTATCCACTCCCCCTGGTCCGATGCCCACCAACAAGATCCGCCTAAATGATCTTTTCCGGTACTACAAGGCGTTGCCCCATCAAATGGCGGCAATCACCGAACTGGAAAACGTCATCAACAAAGCCAACCCGCACATCCTCGGCCGCAACCAAGGCTGGTTCAAAACATGGTCTGTAGCGGGCAAACAAACTAATTTCGCCAACAGCTGGGAAGGTGTTCTAGAAGCCGCTCGTGTAGCTGGCGCCAAATTCCCCGAACTTGTTGCAGCGCAATGGGCCTGCGAATCCAGTTACGGCAAACTTGTCTCAGGTAGAAACAACTTTTTCGGCCTAAAAGGCGAAGGCAGCGACAAAAAAACACAAGAATTTATCAACAATCAGTGGATCACTATCACCGATACCTTCATCGATTTCCCCGACTTACTTTCCTGTGTCATCTATCTCGTCGACCACTGGTACAAAGACTATAAAAATTACAAGGGGTGCAACAACGCCGGAACCCGTGAAGACGCAGCCCACTGGCTATACAAGGAAGGCTATGCAACAGACCCCGCATACGCCAAAAAGTTAATCAAACTGATGAACCAGCACGCTGGAACTGAACCGCTTGTCACTCCGAAAGAAAAAATTTTAAAGGTCGCCTACGAGTACCAGCTCGGCCCCGACGATGGAGCATACGGCTATCGCCAGTGCTTTAGTTCCAGCTGCGCGATGGTGGCGCGGTATTACGGCAAGATCTCGGGCGACTACGAGTACAACAAAATTCGCGCCCGTTTCGGCGACACCACCGACCCCAAAGCGCAAATTGCTGCAATGAAATCATTGGGGCTAACCGCCACCTTTGAGATGGACGGCACGGTCGAAGACTTGGAGAGCGAGATCACGCACGGCCATCCCGTACCAGTTGGCTGGTTACACAAAGGTCCGGTGTCTAATCCAAGCGGCACCGGCCACTGGAGCGTTGTCGTCGGCTTCACGCCCACGCACTTCATCCACAACGACCCCTTCGGCGAAGCAAATCTGAGTGCTGGCGGCTACGTCAGTAACAAGGGAGGCGCGGGCACCGCGTACTCCCGCAAGAACTGGCTACCTCGCTGGCTCATCGAAGGCAACGATACGGGCTGGTTCATGAAAATTCGCCCGAGGTAACCATGCGCCCCATCGAGCACAGCACTGAGTCCAGCTTCCACAAGGCTGCTCAAGACAAATGGCTTGTTGATCTCTTCAACAAGCGGGACTATCGCGGACTCCTTGAAGCCGCCCTTGTCCTAAATACACTCCACCAACTGGAGAAAACAAAAACGGCCTGGGCTATCCGCGAAGCTGCAGATAACCTGACCGCTCAATTTGGAGTAGACCGCGATTCGGCCTAATTCTCGGTGTACTTCAAGTACAAGCCGGTGTAGGTGTGATGGTACGGATGCTCGGGATTGGAGCGTCCGTCCCACTCATACAACCTTTCCAGCAGATCCACGCGACTTTGGTCGACGATTACCTCACCCCAAGCTTGGCGAGCCCAATCAGCAATTTCAGGATTGCTCACGTTTAGCCTCCGCAATTTTGAGTCGTTTACGAGCCGCTTCTTTCGGCCCCATCGACGAGCGCACCAGCTTAGGTTTTTTCGCCGCTGTCGATGGCACCTCAACCTTGCAATTCGGGTAACGATTTGAGGCAAAAGTAATCGCCTGCCGAAGCGACTCTGCCCGAACAAGATCGCGCATTGCGCCCTGTCCTGGCAACCATATTTTTAGCTCAAACAGCTGCGTTTTTTCTGCACTGGTGCGTGAGCGACCCTCACCGAGACGCAGTTCGGGATCCAGCTGATTCTGAAAAGGCATTACTTCCATGACCTGGGGTAGGCGGGTTCTTCAACGCTATGAATAGCAACAGGACTGTTAGTGCACTGAGCAACAACTCGCGCCGCAGCGACAGCCCGTTCATAAGTCACCCAACTAGAAGCATCATCTTGTGCAGCCGTAAGACCGATCCCAGAGCCTGGCCCGTAGATCGCTGTGACCCAGCGATTGTCGACCATGACGACATAGCGCGTCATCGTGTGTATGTTGAATACTGTGCGAGTCTAGTGAATTTGCTTAAGCTCACCCAGACTATGTAGACATTTAACTGAGTCTCATGCGTCACTTTTTGACACCGTTCCTTCTTGCTTGGAGCGCATCCTTCCCTGCACCCGTCGCTGCACCGACTCATCCCAAGCAGCCTTATCAGCAGCTTCCGCCGCCTTGTACTCAGAAGCTGGTACAGCTTGCTCCAAAGCCGCGTAAACCATCTCGCGCAACATGGCCGTTAATCGCTTGCCTTCTGCCGCCGCAAGATTTTCAGCAAGTCTGTAACGGTGCTCGTCGAGCAGCATTTGGCAGTACCACTTTTTTCCGTGTCGCAGCGGCATGGGTTACTCTTTAATCTCCTACACGATACCATACTGCGACACATTAGACCCGCCAGCGCAAATCCTCATCCAAGTCCTTTTTCCAAGAATTTGACTGCGCCAATCTTGCCCCAGTTCGCTGCTGCCTGGAACCCTTACGCACCCTCCGCGCAAACTCCAAAAACGCCGCCATCCGGTGTAAGTCACTGGTTTTGGCCTGCCGAATCTCCCGCATCAGCCACTCCATCACCAACTCACGCCCCGTGCGGGCTGGACTCACTGGTCTAACTCCGAGACTCGAAAAATTGATTGAGCGTGGTGCTCAGGACAAAGCTCCAGAGCCTTCATCCTCGCGGTAAAAGCATCTGGAGCAACAACAAACAGATCGTGAGTGCCACCGTGGCGCGGGTGCATCCGAACCCGGTATTCGTATTCCGCAACAACCTGTTTGTCGGTCACTTTGCCTGATCCCAGCTATCTCCGACCTTAGCTTCGGCTAGGGGTGGAATGTCCCCCAACCACCGGGCTTCACATTCTTCCATGATGGTTTGCAGCTGGAGCGCCCAAGCATCAGCGTGTTCTTCTACGACGAGCAGGATGATCTCGTCATGCACCACGCCGGCCAAGCGCACCGTGTCTTCCCGGTCGGCGTAAAGTAGCGGCCACAATTTGCTGAGAGTAAGTTTGAGCACTGCGGCACCAGCGCCTTGGATGGGGGTGTTGCAGCGCGTGGTGAGCTTATTGTTCTCGCCCGGTAAAAACCGCCGCAAGTCCGAGAGGCGTATGCGGATAGATGGATTGTCCTTAGCCGCATCAGCGTCGCGAGCATTTTTGCGCTGCCATGCGGCGATGCCTTTATATGCAGCGTGGAATTTTTCCCGGACATCCGCCGCCTCAGCAAGATCCATCTGGATTCCCATCGCTGCTGCGTAGTTCCTGAGCCCTTTTGCGCCGGATCCATAGAGCAGGCCGAAATTAGCCGACTTACTAACCTGGCGCTGTTCCTTTGTAACTTCATCCTCCGCGACCCCGTAAATCTGCGTCGCCGTAATCGTATGAAGGTCTTTCCCCTGCTGGAACACTTCCGTCATAAGAGAATCCTTAGCTTCTGCCGCCGCCAACCTCAACTCCATCTGCCCGTAATCTGCTACAACAAACTTCCACCCATCCGGCGCCTGAACACAAGCCCTGAAACGCTGATCACGCGGAATCTGCTGCAGATTGGGACTCATACATGACATCCTTCCAGTATCAGCACCCATCTGCATATAGCTGGCGCGAATAAACCCGTCTGGCGCAAGATTCTTCAACAAAGTTTCAGCCATTTGCCGACGTTTCTCCACCCGTTTCCATCTCAAATAGTCGGCCACAACCTTGTGGTCACCTACGTATTCTTGGAGCGCCAGCTTGCTTGCACTGGGCTTGCCGTTCTTTGTATCCATCGGCGCCTGCCCTAGCAACGCCGTAAATTTTTTCAGCAACTGCGCCGGGCTATTTAGATTAAAAACATCTGGATCGACCTTTTTACCCTTTGGTCCAGGTTTTGTCTGGTACAACAAATTCCCGTCAATCCCACGGCACAGTTTATGTCCCGGCGGCAGCGCAGCGTCAAAATCCTCAATAAATTTTTCGCCAACTTCGTGATGCTCAATATCAAGATCTTCAATCAAACTTTCCAGCGATTTTTTATTGAAAGGAAGACCCGTTCGCCACAGTTGCGCCATCGCCGGCAACGCATTGCATTCTAGATACCACGCTGGATACAGCCTACCTATCGCCATCCGCTGCTGAATCTCTTCATACAAATCAAGCAACACCAACACATCTTTTGCCGCATACTCCAGCTGGTTCCGGGTCAAATCGCCCGACCAATCACTCTTTTGCTCCTCCTTAGAAATATCCTCGTGTAGGTAACGCCTCACCAAGTGCTGAAGCCCGTGCTTCACATTGGCCAAGCCATTGGTAAGAATCCGGCTGGCCAGCATGGTGCACAAAATTGTGCCTGCCGGATAGATCTCGTTCTCTTGCAACCAACCAAGATCGAACACCGCGTTGTGCGCCACCCAAGTGCGCTCCACGGCAAAAAATTCCTCGACCTCAATCCAATCGTTTGTATCCAACGCAAAGCAGTCGAGCACCACAGGCAATTTGCCTGGAGCACCCAACTGCAATAACCGTAACCCGCCCATTTTGGGCTGGAGCTGCGTCGTCTCAGAGTCAAACGCGATAAGCCTTTCGTCGTCGAGCGTGTGGAGGTGCTCGATGCCTTGAAGAAAGTCCAAGCCTGGTAGGGCAACTTTACCCTACTACTCTAACAGAGTATCAACCTCCCGCACAGCGCACAAGTGCGCCATGAGTGTCCCACCCTCGGGAATTCCAAGCGTGCAGCGGTAATGCCAATGTATGCACTCGCTGCACAGACCACCCCCATCAACCGGCCGCAGCTTCTGGCGCAACCGCTCCAGGCGCAACTCCTCTTTACCAGCCGGACTGGAGCGATAACACCGCCCACACAAAACAGCATTTGTTGTGGCCTTACCGCACGATTGGCATGGTCTGCTGTTGAGCGGAATAGCCATTATTTATCTTTTTGATAGAAGGAACAGTCTTCAGCAAAAGCCCCACCAGCTTCTGGAACATCCAAGCCGCAACGTCTTTGCCACCAATGTGTACATGTACGACAACTGAGTAGGTTGGGGTCTTCTTTTATTGCAGGCCCTTGCTTGGGGCGTTTAGATACTTTTCGCGGCAACTCCGGCCACAAACGGCTATACGCCTGTCCCAGGCGAACCTGACTAATACTTTGGTGACTCATGCCAAGCTCTTTAGCAAGCTCAGCTCCAGGTCTCGGATCAATAAGAATTGTCCGTACTTCTGCTGGCGTCAGCCGCTTGGTATTAAGAGGTCTGTCGTCCGACGTACGAGACACCAGCACCTCTTTTTTCAACTTCCTGTCGTAGTAAACATTCCAGCGATAGCCGCAACATTTACACCGCAACCTGTAAGTCCTGATGTTGGATTTGTTAATCCAGTTGTAGCTCGCGATGATTTTTCTGAAAGTGTGCGTGCAATGATCAGTCATTTCAATAGTTTGTTACTCCTTGTAGGGAGCTACAGACAGAGTGTTAATTAGCCGCGTCAGATACCATCTGGCTTTCTCGGCATCTTCGAGCGGATCTTTTTTAAGCCACATACGGCTGAGGTACTTCAAACACTGCCACTGGTACGCACCAACAACAGCGTTTGGAGCGTGCTGCACCCAATCGTCCAGCACCTCAATCACCTCAAATTTTCCGGCGGTGTAATGCGCCGGCGAGTAAACATGGTCGTTCATCCTTTGGACCCCTGAACAGCAGTGTCGCCGTAATAACGGCCAGTCTTCGAGTAATCCTTACCAGGCAGCATTGACATCTTGTGGAACACAATCTGTGCAATCCTCATACCCGGCCACAACGCAACAGGGTGCATGGAACGTGCATTTTGCAGCTCCAGTGTCAACCTACCCTTATAGCCAGGGTCGATATACCCAGCAAGAAGATGCTCGATCCCTTCCCTAGCCCTAGAAGACTTGAGAGCAAGCTGCCCAGCAACACAATCGGGCAGCCTGAACTCCTCAAGCGTCTCCGCGAGCACGAACTCATGCGGCTGGAGCATGAACGGCTTTTCCTTCGAGTGCCCCGCAATGGAATACGGAACAAGTGAAGTTGTCGTTGGCAGCTCCACCAGCAAATTCTCACCGAGTCTCACGTCAAGACTCGCTGGATTCACCATCTCCTGATGGAACGGCTCCACTAGAAGCCGCCGCACAGCAAGGTTATGAATCTCGTGATCGCTGAGAATCGCCATCAGTCTGCAACCACCGCTTCCTGCTGGAGCTGAACGTTCTTCCAGGTCTTACCCCATTTGATGCAGTTGATGGTGGTGACGTGGACGCCAAACTCCCGAGCAATTTTGGCAACCGACTTATCCCCAGCAGCCAACTGGCGCTTAATCTCCAGCACCTTGGGCTCGGTCAACACCGCCACCCCACGCTTACCCTTGCGGCCGGACTTACGGGTCTTACTTTGAGACTGGCGTACGGCAGTTGTACGTACAACCCCTTCGGTAGGGGTAAGTGCAACGGCTTGCTTGGGGCTAGTCAGATCCAGATCAATCCGCTGGCACGTATCAAGAGCAAAGCGAGCATCGTCGAGCGCCTTGATGATCTGATCAAACTGGGCTTCCGAAAGGATGTACATGTTCATAGGTTGGAACGGGTGCAGTGTAGTAAGGAATTAGCCGTTCTCAAGCTCCAGCTTTATCGCAGCTTGGAAATAGCCGGCCACCTTCAGCCTGCGGTAAGCCGGACCAGCTTCCTCGGACTGTTTGTTTTCGATGCTGTCGTACTCGTGCCGCGCCGCTTGAAGCGCTGCCATAGTGTCGATATTGAGCATGTGCAGCTCAGCATCGGACAGCTCGGACAACTTATCCAGGTAAATGGTTTTACCGTTCAGCAGGTAAGAGCGGTAAAAGGGAACAGAATTTTCAGTCATCAGCCAAAGTAAAGTTTGCGTCGTTCTTCGACCCAGGCATCGTAAGCAGCCCGGTCGGAAAACATATGCTTGAACACCTCCGGCACTTCCGTGCTGCGAGGCAGCCGCTGCTGGCGCATCTCGCACATGTCGTGCCAGTTGTACCCACGCGACCGGCGGTAGTAATCCTCGTGTGCGTCGTAGTTCATGCGAAGAAATTAGGGTCTTGCTGGCGCAACCGGGTGAGATCCGTGAGTCTCAACTTAAGAATCTCGTGGATGGCCAGGTTAGCTAAACGGGTGGAGCAGATCGTGTCGCTGGTGGCAAACACATAAATAAGGTGGCGATACAACTGCGTCAAGGTGCGAGCCCGGACCCAGTGTGTATCGCCAGGAATTGGTTCTGTGCCGTACTCCCAGTCGTCGTAGTCGTCGGCGTTGCGAAGCTCGCGGGCTTCAGTCGTCCCAATCAGACGTGTCGACTGGTGCCCAATCTTCGACTCTATGGGTGAGGAGCACTCTGAGTTCAGCATCGGTTGCTGGGATCAGGTCTTCATCCGAAAAGTAGAGGGTGCCTCGGCACAAGGCAGGCCCCCATTCGGGCGGGTCGAGCTGTGTCTGCGAATGGACCAGAACAGCGTCATCAACAATGGCATCGACAACGAGATAGTCGCCTTCAAATCGCAGCTCCTCAATTTCCAGTACCTGGCTCATTTGACCTCCAGCACAGTCTGAGGGAGCAGATCGCCATCAAGCGCCTGATCCCAAGTCATTTTGATAAATTGCTCCATTTCAAGCAGCCGCTCCAGCTGAGCTTCTTCGTATTTAGTGCTCCAGCCGCACTCCTGTGCGTAGGCCACACTTTGTTGGACGCGGATACGTGCCCAGCTAACGGCGAAATACCACGGACACAGACTGGCGCGATCAAGTTGAACAGTAACAACGGTCATTTGTAATTCAGTAGAAGGGCAGCCCGCCTTGACGGGCTTGCCCTTAGTGTTACACGTAAACAGCTCGAGGTCAACCTCTTCCTGTAACAGTCAGCAACACAGTGACCGCCAGGATGCCTAGCAGCCACGTCATGCCGAAGACGATTACGGGCGGCATTACTCCGGCACCCCCAATGCGGCTGGCTCGTACTGGGTCAGCACGCACACGTCAGCGCCTTGCTTAAGGGCCGTGCCAACGATGTAGTGGAACTGCGCCTGGGCGTCGTCGCACTCCTCGATCTGGTACTCCTCGACCTCATAAGCGAGGCCCTTGCGATACCAGGACACCCGTACTACCGCCAGCAGCTCATACGGGATGTCGCCAACGGTGTACCCCAAGACCGGTTTCCTGGGGCGCTTCGGCTGGGGCGGTTCAGGCTTAGCCACGGAATCCCTCCAAAAAACCCACGCGACAGCCCGCATGAGCCCTAGGAAAAAGTTAGGCGTTTTCAAACCGCTTGGAACGTACACCTCATACCGTAAGTAGGTTTGCCGGTTTAGTCGTTACCGGCGGACGATTGCTTGACAGTGAATTGCGTTGCGATGCACAACGTAGCGCTACCAAAAAGAGCGGAGCTAACCCAGGCTTCACCACGTAGGGCTGCCTGAGATGGGCAGGGTTTTAGTCGTAAACCCAGAACGATGGAGCTGCGGGGAGTTGCGCGAAGCCGCATAGAAAAGCAACACAGCGAGCAGAGGCGGACTGCACGGCACAGCGACGGCGCAAGTCTCCCTCTCGGCTCATGCGCCTGCAGAAGGAGTTGAAAGCTGGTTCTTAATCGTGGAACCAGCAAGCGATTGCATAGCGAAACACTACGTGGCATGACGGCACATTGCAGAGAGTGGCCGGACAACAAGCGGCAGCGCGCCAATAATCTAGGTCTTACACTAAATAGATGCCTAGGTACTTACAAATCAGGTGGCATCAAAGTAGGTAATTGTCCACCTTGTTTGAGAATTTTTACCGCTTGTTTACGTGCACCATCAGCAGCTGAAGAAATAAGCGCGTGACGCGATTGATTAACTTGCAGCTGATCCCGATCGTGTTGACTAAGATTGTCCGCATCAATCTGCGTAAACATCCGCCGCGTAGATCGGCGATGTTTATTTAGCCCCTGGTAGGCTTGTCCGTTTAGATAACCGATTGCTTGAGCGTCAGTAAGCGCCACCAAACTTCCTTGGTGCTGCTTAAAAACAATCGGTGCTTGTACGGCATTTCGCGCACGCTCTAGCCAGTCCTTAACGCGGACTGAATGCCAGTTCTGCTGGGACTGGTCTTGTGCGGTTAGCACGTCATTTTTACTGAAAAGCACATGGAACATTTCCACGACTTTGTGCGCAGGGATAGTCTCACCCTTTTTCAGGTTGCGCCAGTCAATACCAGCCACTGTTGTAGGCAGATCGTTGGGGTTAATCATTCGCCGATCTCCTGGATCTCGCTGACCGCAAAACGTCCATAACGGGGACGCCAAGTACCGAGTCCTTCAGCTTTACCCGCCATATTTGCAATACGACGTAACTGGTCA